CGCTTAAGTAGTTGTACAATTCAAGTGCTTGTTGAACCATACTGCTAAAGTCAGAAAACTCTACTGGTATTTCATGCTCTACGGGTTCAGTACCTAGTGCGGCGCACATATCAAAATATGCTTGTCGACTCATGCCGCCAACATCTTGATTTTCAAAGTAGTTTTTTAACTGATCAAAACTTTCTAGGATTTGTTCTTCGTAAAGTTTCCCAGGTCGGTTACTTGTTCACTGATAAAACTATCAAAGTTTACTGAGCTTTTCATTAAGTACAGTGCATTTTCTTCTGTGTACTCTAGTAATTCATCTGCACTAGCACCTTCAATTTTAACAGGTGCTAGCTGCTCAAGATAGCTAAGCTTTAGGCCACGCCAACCACGTATACTACTTTTTACATATAGTTCTAAAAATAAATCATCATTTAGTTCTTCTTGAGGCTGACGATTTTTAAAAGTAGTTTTAGTTGCCTTTTTTCTGATTGTTTGCAGTGTATCTCTAGATAAAAAGCTAAGGTCTACCTCAAAACCTGGCATACCTGGATATTCAACAGTAATTTCCTTACTGGGAACAAGCATATTCTTTAGTGAGAGCATAAAAATCCTATAAAGTTGGGGGAACTAGGTTCCCCCTAATATTACGCTGCGTAATATTTTAGTTTAATTTCGTTGTTATTTAAGATTTGGAAACCACCTTCGCCACTAGCAGGATCAGTACTACTTTGAGCAGTAAAGTTAACTGTAGTAGTAATTACAGCTTCCGAATTAACTGTAGGAATCTGTAGTACGCAAGCAGGCATTTCTAAATCAACGTGAGTATCACTGCTGCTGCCACCAATTTCTACTTGTATGTAGAATTGTGGGTCGCTGTCTGTGGTAACTTGGCCAATTAAGTCATCAAACAAGTTAGCACTTTCTTTTGTGCCAGTAGAAGTACCGCTATTCCAAGTACCTGTACGTAAATAGGCATTTAAACTGCCTGTAATACTACGGCTACCTGTAAAGTATGTAAATGGCGTATTTACCACACCAATGTTAGCTGGTGTTAGATATGTAATATTATTTGTTAGTGTAATACTACCACCTGTAATTGGTAGTGTATAAGTTTTACCAGTACCAGTAATAGCGCCGTCACCTTCAGTAAAGTTACCAATACCGCTCTTTAACTTAACTGTGGTTAGCTTGTTGGCTATATAGGGGCAGTTTGTAACGCGTGGAAGATAAGTACCCGTTAGTGAGCCTGACCATGTGCCACTAGTTTCTGTGGGACTATCAATTCTGCGCAGCTTTCTAGCTTGACCACTCCACTGAATACTAGCAATTGCATCAATACCAAAATCAATTACAGCTTGATTTAGTGAGCAGTCGTCTAGGATATATGTGTTTTGATCAAATATAATAATCATGCCAAAACGCTGTAGTTGATGCTTGTTGCTGTTTGTTAGCACACAAGTAGCAGGTGTTACTGGTGCAGTAGAACTATTGCCATTTGTCCAAGCTGGATTAGTACCACCAATTGCATCTGCTGCAAACATAGCGTTCCACAAGACACTTTCTTCGCACTTAATAGTACCAGCATTACCAATAGTAGTAACTCCAGCAACGTTAATAGCAATTGAACCAGTTTCTGCAGGATTGTCTGGATCAACTACTGTGACTGCTAGCGCTCCAGTACTATAACCTGTGCCGCCATCAGCAATACCAAAACCAATTAGTTGACCACTAGTATTAAACTGTGGCGTTAATACAGCCTGACGTCCACTGCTAGGAGCGTTTACAACTACTGTAGTATTAGGGCCCCAGGTAGTTCCAATAGTAGTACCACCTGTGCCGTCACCTAGTGGGTTGCCACCAATAGTAGCTGTTATGCTAGTAATTGTGCCAATAGTTTTATCATTATGTGGGCGCATATAGGTAGTAAAGCTAAACTCTACTGGATTTAGGCTAGTATTAAAACTGCGCTGGCTGCGGTTTGGTGATGTACCTGCTTCATTAAGACTAATTGTTTCAGCATTAGTACTTTGACTAAAGCTAATATCATCAAGAACTTGAATTTCAAAGGTATTACTATTACTAAATCCAACGTCTTTAACAACACCTTTATTAGGATCTGTGGTAACAACATTTGTAGTAAAGAATACTCTACTATTACGTAATAAATTAACTGACATAGTTAACTCCCTATTTGGGGGTATTGCTATCAACTAATACAAGATATTTATCTGAGCTTAGTTGTAGGAATACCAAGATTATAAAACTTCATATCTAACTTGCAGATTAATTTCACCAACGCCATAGGGAGCTAGTAGTCCTTCATCTGTAGTTATTGAGGTGATCATAATATCAGTGGTTTCTTCACCACTAGTACCATAAACTACTTGGTTATTAGCATCTATGAAAGTTTCTAGGTCTGCTAATAAAGTTTCTAATTGTTCTTGTACGCCATCTTCTTGTTTGCAATAAACTTTTATACTAATATTTAATATGCCCCACTTAAAATCGCTGGGCAAGTATTCACGAGTTTCTGAGCCTGGAGTTATATAAACGCTGGGAAATTCATTGATTTCGTCCCAGAACTTTAGTTTGGCAAAACATTGACCTTGCAGGTTTGTTATATAAGGAGCTGTACCGTCTACTTTAGTTTTAACTAGTTCAGCCAGTGCTTGAACTATTTTTACGCGCTTACTCATACTAGTACCGCTCGCAGTCTTTGTGTTGTTACTTGTTCAGCTATTTGTCTGATTGAACCAGCAATTAGCAGTTTAGGGTCTCTGGTAAAAGGTCGTTCTTGATCTCCACCACGACTAAAGGTGGCATAGGGGTATCGCATGTAGTCGTAAAAAGCTGTTATAGTACCCTCACGACTTTGTGTTAGCCTGTCGATCTTTACGCTACTAGCAAATCGACCGCTGCGTAAGTTAAGTATATCACGTCTAGTACCAGTACCCATATTCTGTCTAACAGTCTGCTGTAGCTGTAGTCTTAATAAATTTTCTAGGCTGGTAAGGCTAGGTTGCGGCATAGTTACCGCGCGCACTTTAGTTATCTGTGGAACTTGCCTTTTAGCAGGCTTTTTAACTTTGGGTATTCGTTTTTTCTGGCCAGTACCACTTTTTGTTGTTAGTTTAGTAGTTTTAGTAACCCTAGTTTGCTGTTCCGGTAATTTCTTTCCCGTAAGAGCAGCAGCAATATCTTCGGCCACAGATTCTACTAGTGAAGAAGATCCACGAGCAGTAATTAAACCTTGAGTAGTTTTAGCATCTGCTAATATTGTTTCAAGTCTGCTGCGCGCTTCTTGGCTTATATTCAGTTTATTAAGTCGCTCAACAGTTTTTTCTATAACCGCAACTACACTATTTAAATTTTTTAAAACACCTTCAACAGCTTTTTTAGCTGCTATAACATCTATTCTTGATTTGCTAGCGTCTACTGACTCAATAAGATTATTTAATTGTCTGCCAATTGCTGATAGGGCTCTACCTGCATCAGCATTTAATTTACTTAATTGTAATTCTACAGCTACTCTAGGGCCACCTCGACCTTTTGGTCTATGTATTTCTTTGGCTGCACTAGTAAATAGTTTAATGTCATAAACTATATTACTGCTTACATAATCTGCATCGTGTATTAGCAGCAGTATTCTGTTAAATGTTTCATTTAGTTCGCTGTCAGTACCTGCGCTTACTCGAAAGTCTCTGTAAGTTTTTTCTCCGCTAGGATCTCCGGCAACTTGTAAGTTAAATATTCTGCGCAGCTTAATGTTAAATGCACCAGCTAAGTGTCCTGCATCTAAATTTTCACCGATAAATGTGATTAGTTCTTGATCGGCACCAGTATTCGTCTTTAAAAACTCTAGGAATAGTGGCTTAAATTTTCCATGATCTAAGTTTTTAAATATAACCAAATCTTCTTCATTATTGGTGCCACGCCTAGTACCTATGCGTACATCACCACCGGTTGTTTGTAGTGTTTCATAGGCATACTGTTTAGTTGAAGTACGCTTAATATAAACATCTTTATACTTATTAAGTATAAATTTTTTAAAATTATCATAAAGCTGTGGCTGCTGTAATAGTTCACCAGCTAGCTTATAATTTTCTGCTTCATTGCTGTACTGTGTAAAACTATCTGCTAAACCTAGTAATCCGCCGCGAGTAACAACGGTTTGATAACCACTAGCAGCTGGGTTTGTTTCAGCCCTAATCTGCTCTAAGTTTAGGGGAGAGTCTGCGCGTACGGTTTTGCGAGCTACGCCTTTTTCTACTACAGTTGTTATTTGAGTACCTAGTGGTCTAATACTATCTGCTGCACGTTGAACTATTAACTGTATAACTCGTTGACTAAAAGCTCCAGTACTCACTAGGTATAATCCGCTACATATTGATCAAGCACACGCTTAATATGTGAGGGAAATTGACTACTTTGCACATATTGTATTTGCGTAGTGTTAGGCGCTATATCTCTGTTAACATGCACTGCACTGTTATTTTTCATGTAGTACTCGATTAAGTCCATAACTGCTAGCTTTAAGTCATCTGGTACAAATTCATAGCCACCAGTATAAATAATGCGATAGCCCTTTACTAGTTGGTAAAATCCACGCAACTCATTTAGTGCTCTAATACCATAACTAGTACTAATCCAATCTGTATATTCTACAAGTGCTGTCCAGTTCTGACCGTAATCAGTGCTTCTAGCTACCTCTACAACTTGATTGACGGGAGTTTCTTCTAAGATTAATTCTATTAGCCCACCACCATCTGAATACTCTGTTTTAAGGTCAAAGTAGTAGTCTACAAATGTTCTGCGGCAATAAGTTTTTACAAGTTTGCTGACCAGTGGTATTAAAAAATCAATCTCTACATCTTTGGTAGTAGTTGTCAACCCCAAGTATTTTTTAAATTCTAGTTTGGTGATTAGATCAGCCATAAAAACTCCTGTTGTCTTTAAAAAGCTGTTGCAACAGCTTTTTAAAGACAGGACTCTTGCGAATCCTGTCTAAAACTAATTAGGCTAAGTAACGGATAGCTACAACGCCCTGACCATCAACTGTTGATAGTTGTGTCATACCAATACGCATACTTGCTACTAGTACGCTACGCTGATTTACAACTTCGTCGTCGCTGTCAACACGCATACCACGATGTGTTCCAACTAGGAAGTTACTTGGATTAACGATAACTGCAGCGGCACCGCCAACAGCAGCTGTATCAAAGCTTGAGCTAACGATAACTGGTGTGTTACCAATGCTGCCAACTTGACCTGTTAGGATTGTAGCGGCTGGACCAGCTTTGTCTACTGTTAAGAACTTCTCGTCTTCTAATAACTCATAATAAGCTTGTGTACTTACAAAAGCTACTAGTTCACTAGGATTTAATCCCCAAGCTCCTAGCTTACGACGACCTTCCATCATCTTAAGAACTGTCATAGCTGTGGCTGTTGTTGCTAGTGTAACTACAGGCTGTCCCAGGCTACCGTCACCACCAGCTGGATCATATGTGGCTAAACCCTTAAGTGGAGTTGTTGCATCACCTGCACCAATTAGCATAGCTTTGTCAAGTGTTTTAGCCATACGACGTGCCATTGCATCACGAATGATTGGTAGTAGAGGAATTAGTGTATCCTCATCTTCTTCAAATGCAACGTACTCTTTGGTTGCTAGCTTATAAGCTGTTAATGTAACTTCACCAATAGTGTGTGTACGCTTTGTGCCGCTACTTGTACCTGTACCAGCAACTGTACTACCCATATCTGAACCATAGTTAGCTGCAGCAACCCATGTTGCATCGCTACCTGCATCTGGGTTTACAGGAATACGCATAACTGGTTGACTCATAGCAATACTACGAACAGCAGGACTTACTACTAGTTGACGACGCATTTCATTTTGAATTGTTGTGCTAACTTCGATTTCCCATGCTTCGCCATTTGTGCTTGTAAATCTTTCCCGTCCACCAAATGTAGCTGCTTTTTCAAGAAGAGCCTTACCAAACTTGGTGTCACTAATGCCCTTACGCATGATCTTGGCTAGTAGAACTGCCTTTTCTTTGTCTGCATAAGCAATATCGCCATCCTTTGGCTCGCTAAACTGCATGCGACTACGTTGTAGTGCATCTAGCTCAACACTCTTGCTTTGTAGTTGCTCTAGCTCTTTGGCTTTTTCTTTGATAGCAGCTTCTAGATTTTCAATAGCCGATTTATGCTCGTTGGCTTGATCTTCTAGGCGCTTTTCAATATCACCTAGTAGGCGCTCTGCACCTGTGTCAACAGTTTGTACAACTGGAGCAGTTGGAGTAACAGCGCTGACAGCAGCCTTGATTTTAGCCTGTAGGGCTTCTTCTTCGGCTAGTTTACGCTTGGCTTCTTCAGCGGCTTTTGTTTGTGCTTCTAGCACAGCCTTAGCAGTTTGCTCAGCAGCTTTAGCAGCAGCATCTGCTAGTAACTTTTCTAATTCCTTTGGATCCATGTCCCATTCCTCATTTGTTGTGCTTTTTGCTGCTTTATTGGTATCGAGCTTTTTAGCTGATGCCGTAGGGGCTGGCGCAAATTGCTGTTTAAATAATTCAAATTCTGCAGCAGTATCAAACGCTTTAGCTAAGCTAAATAGTGTATTTTGATTTGCTGGTACACTAACTACACTAATTTCATGCAGTTCTAGGTCTTTAACTAAAAATGTTTCTGTAGTGTGATCATAGTCCGCATCGCGAACCCTAAACCCTACGCTAAACGCACTTAATATACCCTTTTTAATCAGCTTGTAAACATCACCTACTTCACTAGGAATTTGCGCTCGAATCCACAAACCCTGATCAGTAACTTTGTGCTCAACCATTTTACCGATTGGCATTTGATGATTGTGATAGGCTAGTATAATTGGATTTTTAAGGTAGTTGTGTAATCCCTCATTCCATGCTTTCATAGGAATTACGTCACCTTGCCGATCACGGTCTACTGTGCTAGCATATCCTTCAATATAAATGCTATCATCAGACTCTGTACTAGCTGTAAACTTACTGCTTAAATAGAGTAATTTATCTAGCTTTTGTTTCATATTACTCCTTTGTCGTACTAGGCCTACCACCTAAGGATGGATTGGCTGCTGAACCTGCTATATTAGCAGGTATTCTTATAGTATCTCCACCCTCAACCGGAGCATACCTTAACTCTACACGCGCTTCATTAGGTGTTATAATCCCACCATTTACTAGTGTTTGATGGTAACTGGCTACGTCTTTTAATTCTGGCTGTAACGCACTTACATTACTAACTACTGGACTTAGATCATAGCCAAAATATCGCTCTAAGGCACTGTTATATAGTCTAACTAGTGGTAGTACAGTTTCTAGGTAGAATAGTCGCAGATTAGGGGATATATTAGCATTATTACCACCTTGTAGCAACACAGGCGGTACACCTACAGCTGTCATTATACGCTCGCTGTGTGTACGTATGGCTATGTCAAAATCTAGGTCACTAAACTTTTGTTCTGACAATCGCTGCGGTTTAAGTCCACTGTCTAGTATAATTGGTCGTTTACCACCACTTTTACTGTTATATCTTTGTTGCCAGTAAGCAAGGGTTTTTTCCTTGGCTTGCTGCGATAGTGTATTTTCGCTAGTAAGCACTAGTCCAAATATAGTACCATTATCAAAAAACTTTTGCTGAAACTCTTGCATGCTATACAATATACTTATATTTTCTAGACAAGCTTCTAGTCGGCTAGCTCCGCGATAGATACTGTCTGCGCTTACATCTTTAAAGTAAAATACTTCATTTTCTACAAAGTCTATTTTACCGTTATAGCGAAAACCACGTATATAAGTTCTTGCATCAGTTAATATTTCTACATTATTAGCCGGTAAGTGGTACATAAAAGTACCGTCAAAATGTATAAAAGCATTACCTTCTAGCAATATATCTTTGAATAATTCGCTGCGAAACTCTAGAGCACTTTGATAGGGGTTTGGCCTAAAGTTTAGTAGTGTTGTTAATGTTTTTTGACGTATGCCATTAACAACACCTTCATGTATTTTATCTTTTACATCATAGTCTAGGCTACTGCAAGCATTAACAACCATATTTACTGATCTGTTAACACTATCTATATTTTTAAAAGCATTGCGAAAGGTTACTATTCTAGTAGTACTACCTACGTTTGTGCCTTCGTCTAGATGTATGCTTGGTTGCGCTGGATTTAATTTTTGGCGAATCCAGCCGCCTAATCTGTCCATTATTGCCACTATAATCTCCTAGGTAAATTGTGTAAAAAAGCCACTACGCTTTTCAACAACACTACCGGTTGATTTGGCACGCTGAATTTCAATCCAGGATTTTTGCTTGGGCACACTAGATGTAGTAGGGATTTTACCATAAACACTGTGCAGCATTACATGGTGGCGATTACACAGTGTATAAACCAGCTCATATAATTCCACATAGTGTTCACTAATAAACTCATCTCTAACAGCTAAGATACCCTCATCACTACTAATATCATAACCTAGGCTATCTGCCCAGTTATATAGTAGGTTTGTTATGCTGTGTAGGTGGTGTAGTTCTAAGTCCACACTACTACCGCAAATATAGCAGCTATCCTGCTTGACATAGGCTGCTTTAGCCTTATCGCGCACCCATTTTACTGCAATACGATTATTTGTATTTTTTGCCATGTTTTATTATCACAATTATAGCACTAGTGATACCAAAAGTCAAGTACCAAAATTTTTTAGGGTTAGATTATGTAACTGTAAAGTGCATAGCGAACAGCATCAGCCATGTGACTAAAACGGTTGTGCTTAGGGCGTTCACGAGTTAATCCTTCACGGTCATCCCACTGATATTGATCTAGCATTGCTAACACATGAACACAGTCTCTGTGTACACGAAATCTGCCTTGCTGCACTAAGGTTTGCACATAGGCAATACCAGGTAACACATCTTTTTTAGCACGTGTAGTAGTTATATCGTAATTATAGGCTAAGTCAGCAGCAAATTGTGCTGCAGCACTATCAATAAATACAGTCTCTACACCGTACTGCTCAATAAACTTGGTAAAATGCTGGGCATGCTCACGTGTAGTACGTTCTGCTTCTAGGTAATCACTAACGCAATAAAAACAGTCACTAGAATAATCATAGACAATAGTTACCCATGCTGTTTCGTCCTTATAACCTGGATCTAGGCCAGCTATGGTTTCGCCGCGTAAATCTGGTAGTTGATCCAACACATACTCTGCACGAAAACCTTCATAGATTTGTCCTAGGTAGCTGGTAAAGCTAGCCATGTACTCCTGCTCAAACTCTGCTTTAGGCATTGATCGACGGGCTTCTTCAACATCCGATTCGGCCATGCGAGTATTCTCCGTATAGTCCGCTTGCAGGCTACACCACTCCTTAAACTCTGGATCAAATCCACGCTGATAAAACTTTGAAAACCAGTTGTTACGACCACGCGGTGTACTAATAAATATTGCTTTAGCTCCTGGCCGGTCTAGTGTAGGACGTAACTGCACGTTAAATGCTTCTTCACCACGCTCACTGAGGGCAGCCTCGTCGAAGATAATAAGATCATAGCTGCGACCCACAGTTGAATCTACTGTACTGATTGAGCCCATACGAATAGTTGAACCATTCGATAATTCAATAACCTTGTCCTTAAGATTGTCACGTGTAACTTCCAGGTCAAAATGCTTTATCAACTTACGCTGTAATTCAAAACTAATAGCCGATAAGTTATAGTTAGGTGAAATAATTAACACATTACTATTAGGCACTAGGGTTACCAGTTGACCTATAATATTAGCTATATAAGTTTTGCCTAGGCGTCTAGCAAGTGCAGCACAAATAAACCTGTACTTGGGACTATTGATAGCGTTTATAATGGCAATTTGCGGGCGATTAATTGTATCATAGATATCTAACAACTTTAAGTAGTTGTCAATAGGTAGCTTAATAAAACGCTGGCTAGCCTCAAACTCCACAATAACTTCACAGTCTACATCTGGTCTGCTTACCGTTAACACTATACGCCCTCACCACTAATTAATTTGTGTATAAGCTGACCATACTTCGACCCATCACCGTCATTAATTTGCACATTTACCTGCCGTTGCGGACCAGGTGCTCCCTGTCGGATCTTCTCTAATTGTATTTCACGGTCTAGGAGATCCATTGACATTTTATGGCTGAGGGCTAAGAGTTCAGCTATATCCTTGCTGGATCCAACACCAGCTTCCTCCAACTCCTGAAACTTCTGCCGAATAAGTGCATCCATAGCACTGCGCATTAAGAAGCGGTTGTTGTAACCAGTATCAAAGAATACCTGATCTATATAACCACGTACCTCTCGACGGGCTAGTGTGGTTGTTACCAGTTCAGGGTCTAGGCTTAGTTCATGGGCAACTTGTCTAATATCCTGTACTTGAAGATAGCAGTTGGCTATTTCTAGTGCCTCTGGACTTATCTTGAGTGTTTCTGCGGGTAGGTGAGTAGTCATCGTGGTTCTACTAAGTTATCTCGAAAAATTTCCCAGCAACTTTGCCAGGTCCAGCGCAAACTGCTACTATAAACCACTTCACGATCTAGTTGTAGTGCGCGAACAACAGCTGTAGTTAAATCCGTATCCAAGTAGCCATTTATGCCAGGCTCAACTACATCTTGTGGCCCTGGTACTGGATATGCTGCTACGGGCGTGCCGCAAGCAATTGCTTCAAGCATAACTATGCCAAAGGTATCCCAACTACTTGGAAACACGAACACATCAGCTTGCTGATAGTATGCAGCCAATTCATGTCCCACCTTATAACCAGTAAATATAACATCCGGATAGTGCTGCCGTAAGTATGGCAGTTGTGGGCCGTCACCAACTAGGATCTTTCTAGTATTAGGGATAGTCAGCCGGCAAAAATCTTCCAGTGACTTCTCCCTACTAACGCGGCTAACACATAACAATGTTGCTAACTGCTTGTGCTTTAGGGGTTGTGGATTAAATATACTTCTGTCAACACCACGTGTCCAGGTAACTACATTGCTAAGTCCATGCTGTTCAAGCTGAGTTTTAACTGTTTGGGTAGTTGTTAAGCAACGGCCACTGTGCTTGTGAAACCAGCGAATATAACGCCAGGTTAACCATTCAGGTATCTTTAGTAATTTATGTAATCCTTCAGGAAAACGAGTGTGATAGCTAGTATTATAAGCGATGCCACGATTTGTAAGATAGATTCTAGCACACAAACCAACAGGACCTTCTGTGGCGATGTGTATATAATCCGGATGTATCGTCTCAATCTTCTTGGCCAGATTTGTGGCCAGGGCAAGCTTGACTTCCCGATAGCCAGGGCAATTAACATAGCTGAAGTCATTGGGACTAAGATAAACAACATGATAGTCGTCCAGTAGCGC